TATGCTCACCGCAGAACTACTGATTCCTGGGCAAACTTAGGTTCTAACTTCGGTATGCAAAACGGCTATATCGCCTTTTTTCTATCAAATGGTAACATAATTCTGAAAGATCCGAGTGATAATCTCTCTATGATTACCCAAGCTGGCACTCTCAGTTCCCTATCTAGTTCTTTTGGCCATCAGTCTCTAGGTACTATTTATTATAACGACTATGAATTTTGCTGGAACGTAGGAACAGATGAGTGGCTTCAAGCACTCCCGAATGCCCGATTCTGTAAATTTAAAATTAATCCTTCCACAGGGCAATTTACACAATCAAATATTCTCTCTGTTAGTAGTCTTTCTGATGCTTCTTATGATGATCGTTTCAACCAGAAGCGCGGTCTGTGGTCACAGATGACCCCCGGCACAGTTAGTACTAGTAATGCAGCGTTTACGTTCGGTACAGAACACTCAAGCGGTGTCGGCTACGGAAGATCCAAATTGTTCTTTGTTGGCGGTGATCAGGCTTCAAAACAAATCTTCGCCGCAACTTATGACATTGCAGGTTTAGTCGCTGCACTAACGTACCCATAACAGATAGGAAGATATAAATGGCATTTTCATCAATGGCAAAACTTAGGACTGCGCGGGACGCAGCCTTAAACGCATCGGACTTTTACATGTTGCCTGACTATCAGGACAAGATGCCAGAGCTTCGCTCTGTCGCAGTGGGTCTTTATCGGCAAGCCCTTCGGGACTTCCCAGCTACTCTTACAGCAGCGGAAGATGGCAGCTACGACCTGTCAGGTGTCGAGCTACCAGTGTTGGTATAATCATTGAATTGGGGCGCATACCCACTTGCGCCCTACTAGCTTACTTGTTGAAAGATACGACAGACAATGGACAAAAGAACAGTAGCATCCGCGCATGAGCGTATTGATGGTCTTGAAAAGGAGGTGATCGCAATCCAAACTGAAGCAAGAATTCAGTTTAAGGATTTGTTTATCCGCGTCAAACGAATGGAAAGCATTATGCTGGCGGCGACAGGATCAATTATTGCTTTGCTCGTCGCAGTTCTTTTGAAAATGTGAAATCATGGCAATTGTAGAAGTCTTAGCGTTAGCTGGAGCCGTTACAAAGATTGCGGGTAGCATTTCCGCTGCTGTTAAAGCGGGCAAGGATATGAATTCCCTTATGCCTAGTTTTGGTAAACTCGCCAAGCTTGAGGCTGATATTAACTTAGCGGAAACTGGAAAACACAAAGGCCCATTGGGTCGCCTCACGTCTAGCGAGGAGGAAGGGTTTGCGATTGCCCAGGCTAAGATGGCGCACAGAGATGCACAGAATTTGCTACGCGAAACGTGCCAACTTTATGGTCCGTCTGGAATGTGGGATTTAGTTGTGCGCGAAACTGCATCAGCACGGTTAAGGCAGAAAAAAGCTTTAGATGAAGAAGCCGCTAAACGTGATCGTATTTTCTATTTTTTAACGGTTGCAGCGGGTATTGTTGTGTTTGCGATAGGAAGCGCAGGTTTAATCTGGGGCGCTGCAATACTAGCTGACAAGGTTAAATAATGAATACTAAATTCACACTTAGCGATTTAAATTCTGACGGTGTAATCGATGCTCAAGAATGGCAGAAACTTGCACTAGAAGATCGCTGGCGTCAAATCAACGACAATGACAGCAAGCGCGACATACAACGCCGTTTAACGGTGGCTTGTGCGTCAGGTATGCTTCTTTACCCGTTTGCAATTATAGGGGCTTCCTGGCTCGGATTAAACACTGCTGCAGCTTTGATTAGTGACATAGCAGCAGTGTACGTGGTGGCGGCATCTGGTGTTGTAGTCGGGTATTTTGGTTTTAATGCAATGGAGAGTAAAAATGCTGCAAGCACTGATAGGCCCGATAGCTGATTTAGCTGGAGGGTGGCTTAAAGGTAAGGCTAACGTTCAAGCAGCTTCTGCAAATTTGAAGCTAGTCGAGGCAGAAGCGAAAGCCACCATAATGAAATCCGCAGCAACATCAGAAGCGGATTGGGAAAAGATTATGGCGCAAGGAACGCAGAATTCGTGGAAAGACGAATATCTGGTTTTGTTATTTTCAATCCCCTTAATTCTAGCATTTTTGCCCTTTGAGTGGGCAGACCAGGCCGTATCAAATGGGTTTGCTGCACTCGATACGATGCCAAGTTGGTACTCATACACTCTGGGCGTAATTGTCGCCAGTAGCTTTGCCGTAAGGTCTGCGACTAAGTTTTTTGGAGGTAAGAAATGAATAAGAATTGGGAAGCATTTTTTGAAATGCTAATAAAGCACGAAGGTGGTTTTACTGACGATCAACGCGACAAGGGAAACTCGCAGGGCGATGGACACGGTAATGTGGGAAGTACGATGCTGGGCGTCACTTCTTGGAATTGGGCTAAGTACACTGGAAAGCCAGCTCCGAAAGAAGTTATGCGTGAGCTAACATCTGATGACGTAAAGCCGCTTTACAAAAAGAACTATTGGGACGCCATTCGTGCTGATGATTTACCGTCTGGTGTTGACATAAGTTGTGCAGACCTTTGTGTTAATGCGGGCCCAGGTCGAGCTGCTAAAGTTTTGCAACGCGCAGTGTCAACAACGGCTGACGGTTCTGTAGGCCCGCAAACGGTTTCGGCGACTTACGACTTTGATCCAATTTTTGTTCTTCAAAAGTATTATGATGGCCGTGAAGCATTTTATAGGAGCTTAGATGACTATAAAATTTACGGAAAAGGATGGTCTAGGCGCAATAGGGAAACGCTAGAGAAGGCTGTGGAATTAGTCGATGAATAAAGACAAACAATTTACTGAGCTTGGTCAAAAAATTGAGGCTGCAAAAAGGCAAAAGAAAGCTATTGAATGCAGAACTTCGTTTATCGACTTTGTAAAATATACAATGCCAGACGCGGATGATCCAAACGATATTGATTTATCAATGTTTAAAGATGCAAAGCACCATAGAGCGCTGGCGAAGGTTTTGGAAAAAGTGGAAAAAGGTCACATACCGAGATTGATTGTATGTATGCCGCCCAGGCATGGTAAGTCTGAATTGATTAGCCGCCGGTTTGTTCCCTGGATACAAGGAAAAGATCCGTACCGCAGCGTTATCTTTGCCACGTACAACGAGGATTTTGCAAAAGATTTTGGGGCTGACGTGCGCAACATAATGTCTATGCCACAATATAAACACGTATTTCCCAATCATAGCTTTCGCAAAGGTGGGGCGTCTAAGTCTCGTATCCAAATGGGTTCTGGTGGAATGTCTGTGTTTGTTGGTCGTGGGGGTTCAATAACTGGACGTGGTGGCGATTTTGTCATTTTGGACGACCCAATCAAGGATAGCCTAGAAGCAAACAGTCCAGCCTTACGCGAACAGCTTTGGCAGTGGTTTACACAGGTTTTGATGACACGTTTGATGACAGCATCAGCTTCTATTGTTATTGTGCAAACGCGATGGAACGAGGATGATCTGGTTGGGCGTCTGACTGATCCAACAAACCCACACTACACGGAGGAAGAGGCGTCCAAGTGGAAGATTATTAACCTCCCTGCCCTTGCTGAAGATGATGACCCTCTTGGGCGCGAACCTGGCGAACTGTTGTGGCCTGAGAGGTTTGACATGGAGTTTATGGAAGCGCAGCGACGCCTGGATCGTCGCGGCTTCAGCGCACTATATCAAGGTAAGCCTACACCAGAAGACGGTGATTTGTTTCGGCGTGAACATCTTGTTTTCTACGACAAGGCAAAACTGCCAAAAGATTTACGGATTTATGCAGCCAGCGATCATGCTGTAGGAGTTGATAGAACCAGAAACGATGCAACGTGTTTGATGATTATTGGAGTAGACCAACAAGATGACATTTATGTTTTAGATTGCTGGTGGCAGAAGCAGCCGACAGATAAGGTAGTGGATGCTATGCTAGAATTAATTAGGAAGCACAAACCCCTGATATGGTGGGCAGAAAAAGGCCACATATCTAAGGCTATAGGGCCATTTTTGCGCAAGCGTATGGCAGAAGAAAGGGTTTACTGTCGCATAGAGGAAGTTACGCCGGTCGCCAATAAAGTCCAGCGAGCGCAAAGTATTCTGGGGCGCATGGCTATGAAAAAGGTTCAGTTGCCTAAAAACGCGCATTGGACGGGCGCAGCCGTAGATGAATTATTAAAGTTTCCACAAGGCCGACATGACGATTTTGTAGATACTTTAGCTTGGATAGGCATGGGCCTCTCGCGCTTGGCAAGTCCAAGTGGTAAAATAACAAAAGAAAGCAGCTCACCAAAAGTCGGCACACTGGCTTGGGTAAAGTGGGATTCTGCAATGAGAAGTAAACAAAATCGTATTGAAAATGCGACAGGAGGCTGGTGATGGAAGAAGATTTCTTATTAAACGAGGACGGTTCTGAAGTAGTAGAAGAGCCTACTGAGCGCCGCAAAAGCCTTGTTACTCAGTGGCTTGCAAAGATAAAATCAGCTAAAACATTTCACGATAAGTCTTACAAGCAAATAAGACGTGATATGGACGCTACGCTGAAAGGGTTCGATGACAAGAATTGGTCAGAAGATCAGTATGTAGCAAATGTTTTAAACCGGCACGTACAGCAAAGAACTGCGCAGTTATACGCAAAAAATCCAAAGGCCGTTGCCACGCGACGCGCACGAATGAATTATGAAGTTTGGGATGGCGATGCGGACACTCTAGCGGGTGCTTTTGCGGCTGCACAGCAAGCGCAAGAGCTGGGGATGCCTCCACCTCCGCCCGCTCAGGAAATTATACAAGATTATCAAAATGGTACAAATCAATCTAAAATGCTCGATAACGTAGCTAAAACGTTAGAGCATTTGTTTGATTACTATATGAAAGAGCAGCAGCCAGCTTTTAAATCTCAAATGAAGGCTTTGGTTCGCCGCGTCGTAACAACTGGTGTTGGTTTTGTTAAGGTTGGTTTCCAGCGTGACGTTGACCGTTCGCCAGAAGTAGCCGCAAAAATATCTGACGTGCAGGCGCAAATCGACTTTTTAAGACGCGTTAGTGAAGGTGCGTCTGATGGCACTATAAAAGAAGACGATCCACAGATTGAAGAGCTAATGCTTTCAATGAATGCATTGATGAGCGAGCCAATGGTTATTATCCGCGAAGGCCTTGTATTTGATTTTCCAGAAGCAAACTCAATAATAGTTGATCCGATGTGCCGACAGATGCGTGGATTTGTAGGCGCAGGATGGATCGCGCATGAGTTATTTTTAACTCCAGAAGAGGTTAAAGAAATCTATGACGTTGATTTAAAGAATGATTACAAATCTTACGACATGAAAGGCCGTTTGACAGGGCCGTCTGACCCCTATCAGAACAAAGTAAGTTATGGTGATGTTAATGACGAAGATAGATCAAATGGTTTAGTCCAAATATATGAAGTGTATGATCGCAAAACAGGTCTACAATATTGTTTGGCTGATGGTTACAAAGACTTTTTGCGTGAGCCGATGGCTCCTGACGTTAAAGTAGAAACGTTTTGGCCGGTATTTTCTCTAGTTTTTAATGAAGTAGAGCATCAAGATAATTTATATCCGCCAAGCGACATTACTTTACTGCTGCCGATGCAGCATGAATACAACCGCGCGAGGCAAGGTTTGCGTGAACATAGACGCGCTAATCGTCCAAAGTATGCGGTTCCTGCTGGCGTTTTAGAGGACGTGGATAAGGAAAAACTTTCAACGCACCCAGCAAACGCTATTCTCGAATTGCAGGCACTGGCTGCTGGTCAAAAGGTAAACGATGTAATTCAACCTATTGGTCAAATAGGAATTGACCCAAATTTGTATGAAGTAAGAACAATCTTCGACGACATACAACTAGTGGTTGGTGCGCAAGAAAGCAGCTTTGGAGGGTTATCGAAAGCAACGGCAACAGAAACATCGATTGCCGAAAGCGCACGGATGTCTAGCCTGGGCGCGAATGTGGACGAACTTGACAGCTTCATGTCAGAAATCACTAGAGCGGCTGGTCAAGTATTGCTGACTGAAATGTCCGTTGAAGAGGTAAAAAAGATAGCTGGTCCTGGGGCTGTGTGGCCCGAAATGACCCGCGACATGATTATGGAAGAGGTTTACTTAGAGATCGAAGCTGGATCTACCGGCAAACCTAACCGAGCAGCCGAGTTGGCAAACATTGAGCGTATTATGCCGTTCTTGCTACAGCTGCCAGGTCTCGATCCTAAATGGTTAGCTAAGGAGCTGTTAAAGCGTTTGGATGATAAGCTGGAACTGGAAGAGGCTTTTGCTGAACAGGTTCCTTCTATCGTTGCCATGAATTCACAACAAAGACCAGGAACAGGCGACCCTGCCTCTCAAGGACAGGGTGGTCAGCAAGGCGGTGGCGCACAAAACGCGCCGCAGCAACCACAGACTAGTGGGGGTAGACCTCCCATTGGTCAAATTTAACATGCTCGATTTGTTGAAATATGCGATCGATCGAGTTACACTTTAACCAACAGCGAAAGCTGGAACCGATAAAGGACGCTAATAATGGTCGATGAGACTGAGGTGTTGGAACCGTCCCCCGATACTGAAAACCAAACGGACGTAGAGGAAACGCTTTCGTCAAGCGTTGACAGCGAAACGGAAGCCGATCTGTTAAGTGTCGTACAAGACGCTATGCAGCCGACTGAAGAAACGGATTCGCAATCCGATGAGAGCGTAGAAGATGAACCTAGCGCGGAAGTTTCAGCCGAAGCAAGCGATGAGCTTGACGAAGCAAATGATGAAACTTTTGATGATGTCCCTTTTAATAAACATCCGCGATTTAAGAAACTAATTGAAGAACGCAACGCATTCAAAGAGGATGCGGAACAGTATGGAAAAATTACTGGATTTTTAGACATAAACAATGTTTCGGCTGATGAAGCCGCACAGGGTTTGCAGATAATGGCCTTAATGAAAGGCGATCCAGTAGAGGCTCTAGCAGCTCTCAAACCTTACGTTCAGCAACTTTCTGAAGCTGCGGGCTATGTTATGCCCGATGATATTCAGAATAAAGTCAATGATGGTTTCCTAGACGAAGATGCGGGACGCGAACTAGCAAAGACGCGGGCTGACGTTCAACGTGAGCGACAAATGCGCACTGACCTAGAGCAGCGTAACGAACAGCAACAATTTGCAGCCAACACAACAACAATGGCTGGAGCTGTTACTGATTGGGAAACTAAGACGCGCCAAAGTGATCCTGATTACGAACTCAAACAAGCAGAGATTGATGACCGTGTTCGTGTCCTCGTAAGTCAACGTGGCCGACCCAACACGCCAGACATGGCGCTTTCAATGGCAAAAGAAGCCTACGATGGCGTTAATGAACGGTATGCAGGGCGGTTTACTAACAAACGAGGCATCAAACCAGCATCTGGTGGAAAAATATCTGGAACACCAACGCCAGAACCAGCGAGCCTAATGGAGGCCGTTCAACAAGCGTTGAGTTCCTAACGTCCTAATGGAGAATAAAAATGGCTTTTAGTTCAGCCGAACTTTCGAATATCGCAAATGCCGCGCTCGATTATTACATCGACAAAGGTAATGTTTACTCTCAATCGCTTCAAGACAAACCTTTGCTCAAAGCCGTAGATGGCGGAGCAAAAACTTTCCCTGGTGGAAAAGGTGAATTGTCTGTTGCTGTGAAAGGTAACTACACAACAACCGTGGCTGGTTATACGCATAACGATACTGTTGCTTATGCTAATCCAGCAAACATCCAACGCGCTGCGTATGCTTGGAAAGAGCATCACGCTGGTATCTCGCTGACTATGACCGAGCTGAAACGCGATGGTATTTCTGTAACTGACAGCACAACTTCGTCAGGTACGTCAAACCATTCTGGTCGTGACCAGCACGTTCTCGTCAACTTGTTTCAAGACAAGCTAGATGACATGATGGAAGGCTATAGCCGTGGAATGAACGATTTCCTCTATGGCGACGGCACTGGTGACGCGAATGCGATTGCTGGCATTCAGTCAATCATCAAAGATGCACCAGCAACTTCTGGTTCAACTGTTGGTGGATTGTCCACGGTTACAAACACATGGTGGAGAAATCGCGCAAACGTGGCAATTACGACTTCTGCAACTGGTCAAGAACTGATCGAAACAATGCATAGCGAAATGCGTCAGCTAAAGCGTTTTGGCGGACGTCCTAATGTTGCTGTTTGTGGTTCCGCGTTCCTTGACCGTCTATCTGATGAGTTACGTCGTAACGGCAATTACTCGCAAACTGGTTTCTCAAAAGGCCAGAATATCAGCATGGGTGAAATCAACTATAATGGGCTTACGTTTCAATATGACCCAGCACTAGATGATCTAACCATTTCGGGCAAAAATCCAGATAAGCGCTGCTATATTATGGATACGTCCAAATTGTGCATGTACTACATGGACGGCGAAAAGATGAAGCGCCACAGCCCAGCTCGTCCTGCCACGCAGTACGTTATGTATCGTGCGATTACTACAACCGCAGCCCTTTCAGCAACTCAGCTGAATTGCCACGGTGTTTACGAAATCTCATAAATTGAGTGGGGCGCTTTTGCGCCCCCTCTTAACCTGGAAGGACTAAAATGTTTGATTTAATTAATTGCAACGTTGCGATCGGTGGGGATAGTCGCGCTGTTGTAAACAAACCATATTGCTCTGTTGCGGAAGTGTTGTTGCTGCAATCAATTCACGGCCAAGATGCAGTGACGAATATCCGCGTTTATGATGAGCTAAAAACTGATGATACTGTGGAGCGCGACCGGCTTGGTAATTTCTACGGTGACGATAAAGTCATTGCTCTCTTTAACCAGTTTGGCGAATTACCAAGAGTTTTAGCTGATACGAGAATTCCAGATGAAATTCTTGATCCTGTTTGGCTTTCAGAACGCTCTAAGCCTAAAGCCAAGGCAAAACCAAAAACATCTACGCGGAAGCGAGCAAGAACGGACAAGGGCCATTTTGTAAAAGATGATCCAGATACTCTCGAAAACGAAGCGTTTATAGAAAGCGAATAAATATGCCAAGAGGTGTTACACTTGGTCAGCTTATCACTGACTTACGCTCAGAAGCGGGCCACAGCTTGCAAGCTAACCTGGGCAAAGCAACGCGCGACGTGTTCGTAAATTTAATTGATCGGACGCAGCGACGTCTTTGGGCGGACTATAGCTGGCCTTTTTTAAGTGTAACGCGAGATATAAACATCAACGCGGGGCAAAGATACTACGACTTGCCCAGCGACGTAACTTTTGAACGCATTGAACGGGTGGAAACAAAGCACGGCGATGTTTGGGACAAAATGCACTTTGGCATTACCAACGAGCATTACAACCAGCACGATAGTGATAGAGGCATACGATCAAGCCCTATACGTCGATATGACACGTATGAGGGCAACCAGTTAGAAATCTGGCCCATCCCATCTATCGACAGTAATGCAACCACATTTAAAGGCATAATGAGGATGCACGGTATCAAAAACCTTTCTGCGCTAGTCTCGGAAGCAGACACAGCCGATTTGGATGACCAGTTAATACTATTGTATGCGTCAGCAGAACTTGCGGCGCGACAAAAGCAAGGTGATGCAAACAATAAGCTCGCGCAAGCACAGGCACATTACAGTCGTTTAAAGGCTAGAATGTCTAAAACTGAAACATTTGTCATAGGCGGTGGAGAGCCTGCTGGAATGTATCGCCCTAAAGGTCCACCACTTATCGCTTCGACAGGTTAAAAATGCCATATATTTTAGTAGAAGATTTTAGAGGCGGGCTAGATACTAGGCGTATGAACGTGACGGCAACGCCTGGCACTCTTATCGAAATTAAAAACGCTCATATCACGCGGGGCGGCGAAATTGAAAAGCGACCAGCGTTTGTGGAACTTGCAACGTTGCCAGCGGGGACGATTGGGTTAGCGGCGTCTGGTGGTCAGATTTATGTATTTGGCTCTGCTGCACCGGCTACAATTACGTTTCCTACTGGAACACCTTCAAATATTAACTACGTTCAATTACTTCACCCATCTGGCGAGGCTTTAACTGACGTTTTAACTGTAGAATTTTACAACGGCCAGCTATACGCTGCTGCGCAGTTTAGTGACGGCAGAATTTTTCATTACTTTAATGGCACACGGATTACCGATTGGTTTGATGGCCGCGCCCGTGCAACAATAGAAATAAATGCGGGGTCTGCTGGAGGTGTTTCGGCGACTGCATCTTTTACTGTTTCGTCTGGCACTCAAAACCCTGGTGATAATATTCGAACGATTACGTCTCAGACGACGGACCTTCTACCTTCAACCATTGCACATACTGGCAATAATTCAACGACTGCCACCAATATTGCGACTGCAATTTCGGGTGGATCTCATGGATATACAGCATCTGCTGTTGGCGCAGTTGTTACAATCGTGGCCCCAGCAACAGGTATAACGTATAACAATTTTGTTTTAGCTGTAGGCGTGGATGGCGATGCAGCTGTAAGCAGCGTGTCTAATTTTGTAGGTGGCATTGATAATGCAATCAGCAATATAACAGTCGATGGTGTTTCAATTATAGGGTCGCAAATTGTATGGGGAACGAGCCACAGCCTTACAGCGTTTAATTTAGCAGAAGCCATTAATGACTTTCCATCATCGCCCGAATATCAAGCGACATCTGTTGGCGCTTTTGTAAATATTATTAGTAAAGAAAGTGGCTCATCATTCAACAATAAGGCGATTGCTGTTACAACAACAGGTAACGTGACGACTGTTTTTGATCCAGCAAGCCAAAGTTATTTGGACGGTGGCGCTGACGCCAGTGCAATAAACGGATACACGCCTGGGGCAGTTGTTCGTCCAGTGAAGAGCAAAATGTATGCTTTATCTGACAGCCTGCTACACTTTTCAGCAGTCAACAATCCAGCCGAATGGAATGACCCAAGTGTTGGTGCTGGATTTATTAACTTAGCAAATAACGCAAAAGGTTCGGAAAGCTTAAAAGCTATCGCCAACTATTTTGACAATATTGCAATTTTGGCCGAAAGTGCCATTCAGATTTGGTTTGTTGATCCAGACGAAACAAAAAATACTCAAATCCAAGTTTTGCAAAACACTGGAACGATTGCCCCTGATAGCGTTGTCGAATTCGGCGATAACGATGTTTTCTATTTAAGTCTATCTGGAATACGATCACTGCGATCACGGGACAGTAGTAACGCGGCTTTTGTTGGTGACATTGGTAATCCAATAGACGATTTGATTGTGGCTGAACTGCAAGCCAACCGGCTTGCGTGTGAGCTTTCAAAGGGTACACTTGAACCGCGTGACGGTCGTTATATGCTTGCGATCGGCTCAAAGATTTATGTCTTTTCCTATTTTCCATCGAGTAAGGTTTCTGCTTGGTCGGTTTACGAGCCAGGCTTTGTTGTAGACAGGTGGGCGTTTGACGGTCGGCAAACCTTATGTCGATCTGGCAATAAACTGTATTCGCTAGGCGGTGAAAACGCTAATATTTATGACAGCTCTGAGGTTGTCGTGCAGATGCCATTTTTGGATGGTTCCGCCCCTGCAACTTCAAAAGATTTTTTTGCAATCGACGCGACGTGCGAAAACACATGGACGTTTTTTGCAGGGACTGATCCGCAAAACATTTTGGCGCAAGAAGAAATAGCAACATTTGTCCAAACGACTTACGGACAGGGTCGGGTTGGCATGACAGGATACTCAACACACATTGCCCCGCGTCTTGTATGTGCAAAACCTGGCGCGGCAAAATTGGGCAACATAGCAATTCATTACAACCCTTCGGAGAGCGGATGAACTATTTTAGACAGGCTGAACCAGAGGAAGTTTATAACGTGGCGCTCAATATGCGTGAACGAGATTTTGAAGAAATAGATGCACTTCGCTGGTCAGAAGGCCGTGAAGAATTAGCCCAAGGACTGTGCAACGAACTTGGTAATTTTCAAAATGTGTTTGTTTGTGGTGATGATGACGGGCCAGTTGCGATTGTTTGTTACATTCCCCTTCGCAGAGGCGTGTGGAGTTTGGGGCTTTTTGCGACAGATAGCTTTCAAAATATTGGGAGTTTTCTGACAAAGCGGATAATTCGTGAGATAATACCGGCATTAGATCATGGCGGAGCGCACCGTGTCGAATGCCAAAGTATCGTTGGATATGACCAGGTTCATGCATGGCTCGAATTCTTAGGTTTAAGAGAGGAATGTTTGTTGAAAGGTTTTGGAAAGAATGGCGAAGATTTCAAAACGTTTTCGTGGGTGCGAGATGAGGCCGGCCATTATGGCTGGGACCGAGGAGAAATTGTAAATGTGCATTAATAACAACGCTGCAATCGCTACTGCTGACACTGAAGCGGAGCGCATTCGCCTTGAAGAAGAACAACGACAAACGCGTATTCGCACAGGACGCGAAGCAATAAACAGCGCATTTGATAGTTATGACGATGGTTTCTATGCGGATCGCGCCAACAGTTATATTGATTTTGCAACGCCCGATTTGCAAGATCAGTTTAAAAATGCGACCAAAGATTTAGCAAATTCGTTAGCTCGTAGGGGCGTATCGCAATCGAGCGAAGCTATAAATCGTAAAGCTGAACAACTTGCACTCTTCAACAAAGCAAAAACATCAATCATCGATAAAGGCCGTACAAACGCTGACGCGGTTAGGAATGCGTTGGGAGCTGCAAAGGGTGATTTACTTACACAAAATCAAGCAATGGCTGATCCAACATTAATGGCAAACCAAGCTGCCACCAGCATAGCAAATGCGACAACGCTTCCACCTTATAATCCGATTGGGCAGATTTTTGCCAGCGGCACGGACGCAGTAGCGACCGGCGTGGGGTTGAATGCGCGCGGTCAGCTTAACGACGCCTACAACCTGGGTAACTTGTTTAGAAGTCCTAGCGCTGCAAGGATAATTCGCTCATGACTAAAACACCTAAATTTGCAAAAATTGCCGGCCAGGATCATATGCTGGCTTACATTAACCAAGCTGAAGCGGATATGCTTAAAAAATCTGGCGGCGCGGGTGTTCCTGTTGGCCCAGCTAAAATACCAGCTTACCCGCCGAAACAATTATATGAAGCGCAAAGAAGCAGATTAGCGGAAATAAGAGCAAGAAACGAAAGGCAAAGGAAAGCTAGAGCATCTGCGGCTCTGGCAGCAGCCAAAGCGGATGAAGACAACAAAACAGCGGCAGCAGCATCTAAGTTAGCAGACATTAAAGCAAACGGAGGTAGCCCAGGCGCATTTAGTGACGGCGGCATGGTTGAGGCGTTTTTTGACGCAATCGGATTTGATATCGATGGCGATGGCGACGGTAATAATCAAGGTACAAGGTTTAGCTCCACTGGGACAGGCGTTGGTACGGGTGTTGATAATCCAAACTACGATGCCGCAGAAGACCCGAACAAAGATATTCCCAATCTCGCCACTGCGACAGAAGCGGAAAAAGCTGCATCAGCTGCGTTAGCGGCACAAAATGCAGCAATCTACGGTAAGATGAATGATCCATTGGCTGCAGCTGGCGTTACGCTCGGAGGCAAGCAAACGGCTGCTACTCCTGCTAATGTGGGCAACACGCCAATTCTTCAGTACACTGGCAGCAAAGGTAATACTGCTGGTGGTACATATTCTCTTGCTACTGGCAGCGGGCAAGGTAAAAATGGTTCAGGAACATATACGAACAAAGACGGCGATCAAGTTCCTATCGGGCTTTTCGGCACGGGCGGATTAGACGGAACCGAAAAAGCATCAGTTTCCACAAATGCAGATGGTACTTTGTTCGTTCCTTACAATGGCGCCGACCCTCACAGCATTGATAGAAATACAAATTTTGTTGGTGACACAAACCCATTTCTTGCAAATGGCGCCGTGAATGAAAATTATAATATGTCGAAGGATTTAGCGGAAAACGGAGAATATTCAGTTAGCGACGCTTTGCTGGGCTTGCAAAACACTATGACAATTAACCCAGGTGGCGCGGGTAATGGATTTGATGTTACTGGATACCAAGGACCGAACGGCGAAACGACTTATTATGACGGCGTTGAAGTAAAAAATAAAACACTTCGTGGAGACTCAGCATTCACCACAGGTTTTGAAGCAAATGGGCCAGCGATTGTAAACGCACTTGCCAAGAAAACTGGCGTGGAAACTAAGGATTTTGGTGGTAGTGTTCTCGGCGATGGCGACGGCGGATATGTTACAGTAGATGGTGACGTCGTAGACGGCGATTTTGTAAAAGGTGCGGTAATAGCTAATGATGATATATTACCAGGAGGACTTATTACTACGGTATTTGATCCAGACCTAACGTGCCCAGAAGGTTATGAAAAGGTCAATGGGACTTGTGTGAAGATTTCCACAAACGCTTGCCCAACGGGTTTTACTCTTGTTAATGGCGTTTGCGTACCTGATGATGATGTAGAACCCCCAATCCCAAAAGTGTGTCCACCAGGTTTTGAATTGCGCAATGGTACGTGCGTTAGAATTGGGCCAGGACCAGTTGATCCACCAGACGACCCGCCAATTGACCCGCCAATTGACAATAGTGATCTACTAGCCGCCAGAGCCGCGCGGGATGCAGCCTATTCGGCCCAGCAGGGTAATATCAGCAGCGCATTTGGATTTGCCAACGATGGCTATTACAACGGGCTGCGCGATGCGTACATGACTGATAGTGATGGCCCATTTAAGACGGCATATGACGACGCCCAACGCGGCTTAATGGACGTGTTTAAGAGCGCCGGTTTACTTACTCAGGCTGGTGTTAATGAATCTACGGGAGCCTTGACCGGCGCAATGGGAACCGAAGAAGGCAAGCTCGGAGGGTTAGCTGACGAGTATCGATCTGCAAACAAAGGTTATGTTGATGGCGGGATTGGCTCAGTTAATTCTGGCCTGGATGTACTAAAGTTCTTCTCAGATGACGTAGATACAGTAAATAGCCAGACGTCTAATATTAACGCGTACGATGTAACGGGTCTATCTAGCCCATATAAAACCCCCACCAATCAAGGCATCGCGGACTTCTTCACAGATTTTGCAAAACGCAAATATGATCCGTCATACAATGTAGATCCGACTGCAACAACGAGCAGCAAAGCGCGGCGAATTACAGCTGCTAATTCGGCGCAGCCTTCATCAATGCTTGGCATCAAAAGTCCCTATTCGGGCAGTTCTGTAAGGGTAATTAACTAATGTGTAATCCAGTAATCGCAGGCGCTCTAGCATCAGCTGGTGGCGTTGTAATGCAAAATAATAACGCCAACAAAGCGGCAAAGATGCGGGCTGGATACCAGACGCAAAACAGTGAACGTCAACGAATGTTAGAAGAAGAAGCTCGATCTGGTCAGGGCGCACTTTTAGAAGCCTTGTCCCGCGCGACTGTTCAAGGTGGAATGAAAAGATCGGCAAACAATATGCAAAACAGCTATGACGCCGCGACTACAGCGCCTCCAGCTGCTGCTCAAAATGGCGGTGGTCCTGCACTGATAGCTGATGTTGCTAATGCAACGGCACAAAGGCAGGTGGCAAAACAAGCAGCTTATAACAGTAAACTTGCTGATCTTAACAGCTTCTCTGATTATTTGGGTACTACCATAAAACCGAAAACTATGGACTCGGCGTCCAACACGCAAATGCTGGGTGGATTTATGCAGGGAAACAATGTGCCGCTAAGTGCGGAGCTTGAAGCTGCAAACGCGCGAGCTAACAGCCCGATGGCGCAACTTTTGATTGGTGGTGGTCAGCTTTCTACCGGCTACGGACTAAAAAAGTAGGAGATACTAATGGCTACTCGAAACCCATACGCGATGGACCCAGGTTTAATGGCCGGTTTTTCTAATTTATCTCGTGCGCTGTTAGGCTCGGCACAGGACGATGCTTCGATTGCCCAGGCAAATCTTGCAAATACTAGAGGTGAGCTTGTTTCTGCTCAGACTGCCACGGAAGAAGCTTTGCTCGACCCGCGAACAAAAGAAATTTTGGCAAATGTCTTGTTAAAAGAAGCGCAAGCCAACACTAGCGGACAGCAAGGTAATTTTTTCAGCTCTCAGACAGTTGGGCAGAATATTGCAAATACAGATGACCAAAATCAATTAGACGCTTTTAACGCTCTCTCTAGCGATCCAGCTATGATGCAAAGAGTTGAACAAATGATAGGAGCGCCTGGTGTGGATGCTTCTGCCCTTGTACGGGCTATGTTCAATTTAGATAGCAATTCACAGCAAGTGCAAACTGCATTAGCGGGTGTAGGAACAGACGCTGATAATCAAACAGCCAGAACGATACAGCTTGATCCAAACTCAAGTGAGTTAGACATCTTAAAGGCTATGGCGATTACTGATCCAGCAGCATTCGGATCAATAACAAACAACAATTTGGATAACCAAACCTCACGGTTTAATAACGCAGCGAATAATACGCAGTCTGGTGAGAATAACGCAGCAAATAATACGCAGTCTGGTCAGAATAACGCAGCGAATAATACGCAGTCTGGTCAGAATAACGCAGCGAATAATACGCAGTCTGGTGAGAATAACGCAGCGAATAATACGCAGTCTGGTCAGAATAACGCAGCAAATAATACGCAGTCTGGTCAGAATAACGCAGCAAATAATACGCAGTCTGGTAACAATAACGCAGCGAATAATACGCAGTCTGGTCAGAATAACGCAGCGAATAATACGCAGTCTGGTGAGAATAACGCAGCGAATAATACGCAGTCTGGTCAGAATAACGCAGCAAATAATACGCAGTCTGGTAAGAATAACGCGGCTACTAATACGCAGTCTGGTAACAATAACGCGGCTACTAACCAAACCAACATGGATATTGCCGAACTAAAACAGGAAGTTGGATCAGAGAACTACACTGAATTTCTGGAACAATACGCAATTACTGTTAATAAATATGGCTCGGAAATGATGGAGTTACCTTTGCAAGCAATGGGTTGGCTAGAAAAAACAGCTATGCAAGCCATTAGAGACGATATGAAAGAAGACCCCAGTATTATTTATGGTGACGCATTTAATCAAAACGCTGTTCCGATGGTTGCGGCCGGTCATATGAAAGTCACATTCGGATATAACTTCCTTTTCCCGAAGTTTGTATTTGATATGCACTTACGAGATGGAAATAGAGATCAGCTTTTAATTTCAGCAAAAGAAATGGGTTATGCTGAAGAGCAAATCGTGAATTTAGGCAAACAATTCGACGACGCTAGGGAATAAGCATATGCCAGATTTTAGCTACGGCTCGATTGCAACAAATAAACGTCTATCTGAAAACAACGAAGATGGAATGACGTCACCATATTTTAGCCTAAGTTCATCAGCTATTAGAAAACGCTTAGAAGCATTAGACAGTTCACCGGCTGCCCCAGTGGTTCCTTCCGCCACTGTTGCACCTCCGCCCACAGAGTTGCCGCAGCCGGTGGAGCTGATTGCGCCTCCACCTCCAGAAGAGTTTATTCAACAAGGTGATTACAGAAATCAGTTTATTGTAGCTCCAGAAATAACGGCTTCGCAGGATGCGGTCGTAACTCAACGCGCTAACGAGCAAGCAAAAATTGATTTAGCAGCACAGGCGGAAGCTTCTAGTTATCCAAGCGTTTTTAACCCAAGTCCGCAAACTCCTGTTGAGGCCGAAGAAGCACGTATTTTAGACGTGTTTGCGCAGCCTGGGCCAACACAAGCAAAAGTTGATGCTAACCTTAATCCTTCAATTAGCGGAATTGCTGGTGTACCTGGTCAATATTACGACAAACATTACGGCGTTGGAATACGTGATGAGCGAGCAGCTGAAATGATTGCTGAGTCTAATCTTCACGTTTCTCCCAATAATGCGGTTTCTAGGGGCTTCGGCCGGTTGCAGATGGGCATGAACCTGTTGGGGCAGCAGCTTGGTGTGAAGGACACGCAATCTTTTATCGATCGAATGCAAGAATTGGATCGTATTGTTCCGAAAGCACCGGCAGAGGTCCAAGAAGGATTGCGAGAAATAATCGACGCTGAAGGCGCTTACGACACAATTATGGCAACAGCTAGAAACCCTGGGGCTGTTCTGAGCGTTGTCGGAGAATCCTTACCTCAATCAGTTGTAGCAATGTTGGCCGCTGGAATTACTCGTAGCACAGCTGCGGGGATGGCTATTTATGGTTTAAGTTCTGGCGCGAATGAATTTGCGGCTGTAATCAATGAGGAAATTGCGAATTCGGGCGTCGATATAAACGATGACGCTGCACTGACGGATTTGATGGCAAACCCCGAATTCATCTCAAAGGCTCGGAAACGTGGAGCAATGCGCGGCATACCGATTGGTCTTTTTGATGCACTATCCTTTGGCATAGCCGGTCGATTAATAGCTCCAGCCGTCGCAAGTGGACGCACAGCGCGAACAGCAGCAGCAATCCCTGGCGAACTAGCTATTCAAGCCGGTATGGGTGGACTTGGCGAAACCGCAGCGCAAGGCGCTGAAATCGCAACAGGTTTTGAAGATGATTTTGAACTTGGAGATATAGTCCTAGAAACTGTAGGCGAGATTATTCCTGGCGGTGTTGAGGCGATCGTTAACACGGCTCGGCAGCTACCCGCTGCGCGGCAACAGCAATTCGTAAACGAGCTGAAAGCAGCGCTTGAAAATGAAAATGCAAACAACGATCAAAAACTTGCAATTCAAGCGGCTATTGAAGCTCTTAATCCTAATTCGCAGGTCGTTCAGCCAGGTGAGCCTAAAGTTACGCAGATTAATAATGAAAGTAATTTTGAAGGTGGCGGTTTAATCGCAAAGCCTGACATGAATTTGGATCAGCTTGAGGCGACAGCCGGTCGTGATAGTTTGCCGATAACACAAAGAACCGACAAGGGCGCAGAAATCTCGTCACAAAATATTGATCCTCTGCAAGTGCTGAATTTATTCCGTTCTGAGTTTGAAGGTTCGCCAGCTACTGCTGCACCTGGGGCAGTTATAGATGCGAATACAGCTGCGGGGTTCCAAGGTAACGTCGAAGTAGAACCGGTATTTAATGCGAATATTCCTAAAGCTATCACAAACCCTGATATTTTGACCAAGCTGCCAGAAGGACAAAAAAATCCAGAGATAGCTGTAAGCGAAATGCCAGAAGGTAATACTTCTTTTGTGCCGCCGCAGGGCGTTATAAATCAAGAACAAGCAGCTGCTTTCGGCGCAAACGTAACAAAAAACACGCCTTCAAACGTTACCACCACGCCGCCAGCTGCAATAAAAAAACCAGAAACACCTCCGAGCAAATCCCCCGAAAACGTTAATTCGCCTGAGGTAAAGATAGCTGCTGCGGATACTCTGGAAAATCCACAAGCACCAGATGTCGATCCTGTTGGCATAGATTTGGACAAGCCTGTGGTTTCAGTTCAGTCTCCAGATGGTCAAGCAAAGTTTAACGTAAAAGGAAAAGTCGTTGAGCTGGCGGAGTTAAAGCAAGCGGCGGGTGATCTTCAGCCGCGTGATCGAAGCCGAAAAGACAGTGAAGTATTAGCTAAAGATCGAGCCGGTTCAAAGTTTAATGCAGAGCGCCTTATGGACGATCCAACTTCTGGATCAGGTGCGCCAATTATAGCGCGTGACGGCACAATCATGAGCGGGAACGGTCGTGTTCTTACAATTCAAGAAGTGTACGCTAACCAGCCAGAAAGCCTAAAATCTTACCAAAATTCGTTAAAGAACGCCGGTATTGACACGACAGGGTTCAGCCAGCCGGTTTATGTTCGTCAGCTAAATGACGATATGACGATTGATGATTTGAAAGATTTTGCACGTTTATCAAATACTAACGCGCAAGCTGATATGTCTGTAACAGAGCGATCCAGTAATGACGCTAAAAAATTAACTGAAAGCAACATAATCGACACTTTTAACGGTGATTTCGATATCGACGCTGCTGCAAACAGAACATTTATTACCGAGTATGCAAAAAAGATATTATCACCCACTGAGCAGGGAGTTTTCTTTCAATCAAACGGAAACATTAGCTCTGAAGGAATAAATCGTGTTCGCGGTGCTTTGCTTGCGTCAGCTTTTGATAACAGCACAACAATTTCTAAAATGCTCGAAGCAAGCGACAACAACATTAAGTCCATTGCAAATGCTTTCGTGGCAGTCGCTCCTAAATTTGCGCAAGTTAAGCGTCAGATCGCAAACAATCAGACAGATTCTCAATGGGACATAACCCCACAATTATCTGAAATGGCTAATTTAATTAGTCAGTTGCGAACCGACGATGTAAAAGTAGCTGATTATTTCGCTCAGAATGATATGTTTGGAGCAAAAGACCCACAGGTAGAAGAATATGTAAGAGCGTTTTACAAAGAAGACCTTTCTTCCGCGATCAGCGGTAAAGCTATGCGTGAATTTCTTACTTTCTATGCAAATGAAGCGTTACAAAAGCAATCAGGTGGACTTATACCTGATACGACGACGCCCCAAGATGTGATTAATGTAGCCGTCAGCAAGCAAAGAGAAGAGCAAAATGCAAAAAAAGGAAACAATCAAGGATCGCTCCTTGAGCCTAGCGGCGCAAAGCAAGGCAATGATGCGGGTCGCAAACAAGTACAAAAACCCCGAAATGCGCCAAGCCGCAATAAACTTGAAGAAACTAAGCAAGAAGCAGACGTAAGCACGATACCTGACGGTCAAGTTTTTAACACTAAGTCACAAACTCTGCGCCAATCCAATTACCGCAGCGCCTTCGCTGAAGCTGGGTTCGATCCAAAGAGATTGGAAAATGCGCCGGTTGAACGAAAGTTTAAGATACTAAGTGATGAAACTAATAAAAAATTTGGGTTAAAGTTTATTGCGCCGCCAGAGGCCGGTGCAACAAATAATCAAGTAAATCAGCTGCTCGATGCTCACCACAATCTAACCTGGATGACACACAGTTTGGGTATGCCTAGCACGGCGATCGGTCTTGAAGGTACTTTGGGCCTCACCTTGCCGTCTAAGGTAGGGCGCTATTTAGGAGCTTACGTGCATGGCGGAATATCTTCAGCGCAGTCTGACGTTGCGCCAATGGAGGGACCGTTTATTAGTATGCCGGAGCGAAGCAATAGCTTTGCCCACGAATGGGGCCACGCGCTAGACTTTCATTTAATGGAAAAGTATGGCGGAAACAACGCTGCTGGTATCTCTGGCGTCATCCGAGCCAACAATAAGCTGGGGGATCGAGCCTGGGATGCAACTACACCAGCTAACGTGAAAGAAGCGTTTGCTGGCGTTATAAATTCAATGTATTTCGACAATGCTGAGTTTGCCGCAAAACTGATGGCGCTTGAGCATAAAATTTCTGCTGCTGCCGCGCGTCAGTCGAAAAATGGAAAACCGAACAAGACTTTAGAGGAAGATCGTCTAAAGCTAGAAAAACTTCTGGAAGGAAGTACCCGCGCAAAAATACTAAATACTGAATTTAGAAAAAATTCTGGAGAGTTTGGTCGGACTCAAAAATCTTTCGGAGAAAATTATTTCAAAAAACCAACAGAAATGTTTGCTCGGAGTTTTGAAGCATATATTGCACGATCTGTTGAGGCAATCGGTGGACCAAACGAGTTCATCACAAAAGGTGACAAATCTTACCAGGCCGCAAAAGACCAATTAAAAGGTGCTGACGATCGCCTTGCGATGACTTTTCCTAAAGATCAGGAGCGTCACCGAATATTTTTAGCGATGGACCAACTAATGGAGGCTATGCGTCTTGAGGCGTTTGCAGCGGGTCAAACAGCTAACAAACCCAGCGATTTGGACACGATGGATGCCGTAGCGCAATTTCATGGTGATCTTCAAATCGAAGAGCGCACAAAAATTTCATCATTACCTAAAAAAGTGGTCAAAGATATTGCTGCTGACCAGGCGAAAGCAACGCGCATAGCAAAAAATAGAGCTGCCGAAGCTGCCAAGCGTCCATCAGATTTCGTGGGTGATACCGTGTGGGAGCGCAAAGCCAACCAAATTCAAGACACTTTCTTTAGTAACTTTGTAAACACAAAACGCCAAATTTTGTTTAACATTAGCAAGAGGCACAAAGATAATAAGACAGTACGTGCTATAATGGAGGACATTATAAGTAAGGTTGCTACTGATCCTGGTTCACTGGACAAGCGAGTTACTTTTAAAAACGGAACATTTGAAGAAGCATCACGAATTAACTCGCGCCGGTTTAATGCTGTTTTTGATAGGCTTCGCCAGAAGCATAAAATCGATGAGTTAAATGGCGATGGACTTAAAAATTTACGTTTAATTTTAGTCGGGGATACAAACGCGACGGCAGCAGCGAGCGAGCAAGTTCTCGAAATGGCATCAGATTTACGACGCCAGCTTCTAAATCCTATTTACGATTATATGGTCAAGAATAACCAAAACGTAAATTACATAACAAACGCTGGCTATATGCCTCGTATGCTGGATGCTCGCCTGGCGATTAGTGAGCAGAAAAACTTTGTTGGCGAACTAAACGGCAAAAAGGGAGCAATTCCACTTTACGAGCAAGTCATTTACGAAAACGAATATGGGTCATTTGACGAAGGCAACACCGAGCAAATGTCCTCTTTGGCAAGTTTAGCCAATTCTAAATCATTGGACACCGTTGCTGATCTAACGTTCAACGATGTGACGCTCGAAGAATTACAAATAATTAGCGCCAATATAAAAGACGAGCTGAAAGAAATAAACACTCTGGATTCCGAAATAACTGAAAGTCTAAACGACCAACACGCAGCACTTCACGAAGGTTTACGACCATTTTACGCAACGGCTGCCGGTAAAGATTTCCATAACAGAATAGTTTTGAGAAACGGATCAGACCCAAGCGTGAATGGCGTTCAAGGTAGTTTTGCAAAAAAACGAAGCCTCCCAGCTGAAGCTGACGTTTTCCTGGCCGACTTCTATTTAAACCCGATCGAAGCAATCATGGAATACATTCCAGCAACAGCGCGATACACGGAATATAACGCTCGCTTTGGAAGCCACCTTATTCCAAAAGGAAAAGGAAGTAATGACGGAAGAGATTTTCTGGATTACTCACTTGAAGAAGCGTTGCTGGGCGGAATGAAGCCACATGAAGCGCGAGAAGTTGCCACCGTCGTAAAAATGATTACTGGTCGCTACGGCGGTCAGGACGATTTGCTTTCAAAATCTTTCAATACGTTAAACACGTATGGAACAATGGCACTTTTGCCGAGAGCTGTTTTAAGTTCTGTTGCGGAGCCGATTACGGCTGCAATCCAAACTGGCGACGTCAAAGACGGATTTAAGAATTTTGCTTACTCATTTGATGGCCTTTTGGCTACAAAAAACGCGCGTGAGCGTAAGCAATATTTCAGTCAGCTTGCAAACGTTCTCGGCGTCATCGATTTGCCTCAAAGCGGCGATATAATTGCGAACCGCGTGGGCGGCGTTTCAGAGGAAGATGCAAAAAACACAAAGCGTTTAGGCCTGTTTTTCCAACGAACCTTCTTAACGGGTATTACAAACGCTCAAAGACGCGCATCCATGCGGATCGGACTGCAATACATCATTGGTCTGTCCAAACAGTATCAAGAAAACAAACAGTCAAATGATCCCTCACAAAACAAGATGAAAACTGAGGCAGAATCATCTTTAATGGATTTTGGTATTTCACCAGAAAACATGAGTAAATTTACAGAATACGCTTCTAATTTAAATCGTGATGAAAAAGGTTTTTATGACATTTCAAAAATAATGGAAGCATCCGGCGATTTAACTGACACTGGTCGAATGTTCGCGGTTGCTGTAGGCAGATTTGTTGACCAAACAATCCAAGACCCGAAAATTGTGGATCGTCCGAAGTGGGCTGAAACACCAGTGGGCCGGTCTGTATTTGGAATTCAGAGCTTCATAGCAGCGTTTCAACGAAACGTTCTGGAAATGTCAGCAAAACGAGCCGTGCGTGATTTTAAACAAGCTGGCGCTGCTGCGGGTACGGCGAGGCTTGGCAAGAAGATGGTTTTACCTCTCGCAAGCCTTTATATAGCGCACACGTTAGTTTCTGCTACGCGTGAGGCGGTATTCAATCCAGAACGCTGGGAAGAGGAACGAGAAAAAGGGACGCTTATCAAATATTTGATGACCCTTGGAATTTCGCGATCTGGCATGACCGGCAGACTTGATCCTATTGTGAACGGATTTGTTTCACTTAAATATCGTGCTGATCTTTCAAACGTAGTAGTCGGCGCTACGGCTTCTATGTATCTGCACGCAATTCAGCGGATTGCTGGATTAGCGTCCGACGCTAACAGTAAAAATACTCCCACAGCCGAATATCAGGCTGCTAGAGGTCTGTACGACATTCTGGTCCCAGCACTTATGGGTTTGGCAACCGTCAACCCATACGCTGGCGCTGTTGTCGGGGGAACACTTGGATTATCAAACATGGTGATTACATCCCCCAGGTTTAAAAAGATGGTCTTAAAAGAATTGGTTGAAACGGGAACAGGTCAGGAGTACAAGTCTGGAGGCGGTAGAAGCAAAAAATCTTCTGGCGGCTTTGGAAGCAGCGGCGGCTTTGGAGGCGGCGGCTTTGGGGATTAAACGTAATGTAGAGCGCAGAGCTTTCTAAAAAACAAGTAAAAACAAGGTCTTGTATAGGTTAAAACAGCACTAGCCCGACCAGCATCCGTTATGTAGAGCAGTGTCGAGAGGCCTGCTCTACTTGGTTTTTATAGTAAATTTTAAATTTTGTAGGCCGTTTTGTAGGACTGAAACAGACAATCAACAGCGCAATTTGCGTTTTTAGACCAGTAAAACGCAATGTTGAGCGCAGAATTAATCGACTACATCCCGCAAATAATCTGGCGTCAAATGTAAGTAATTTTTCCGCACTGTCTTTTCCGTGTCACCAAGAAACATTGCAATTTTTTCAATTGGG